AATGGAGAGATTTTAAAAGATTGGACGTTGATAAATAATACCTAAATATAAGAGAGCTTTTGAGCCTTCATTTCTCTGCTGTGTTCTTTGCCCATTAAACGTACAAGGTATGGCAGAGAAACAAGATATTCAAGAGAATGCAATGGCTGGGGGTACACCTACAAGATTGCGTGGACTGGCGGCGAACGGCAACAGTATATCACCAACATTGGAAGAGGTAATGAATGCGATGGGAATATACACCTATAGCTTTACATTGGCGGCAGGTGAGGAAAAAGACCTTGGTGACTTGGGGTACGGTATATATTTGCTTGCATCTCCCAATAATGCAGCAACAGCTATATTTGCTTGTGGTTCCTATTCGAATAGCTTTGTATCAGATGCGGGTTCAAATTACTACTGTGATTATACAGATGGGACTAAAGGTATTGTTTTCGGTCGAAAAACGACAAATAGTAGCTTTTTTATCAAAAGCAACAGAAAAACTGAAACATCCATAGTTTTAAAAAGGATTGGTACCTTATGATAGTGGTTCTGCAAGCCATGTGGATTTTCATTCTGGTTATGCCCGTTCTGACCGAGATGGCCGGAACGGGTTTAATTATGTCAATATATTTGTTTCCATTCTCCCCAGTTATACGTATCTTTTCCCGTATTTTTCCTACCTATTAACATGAAGCCAGTCATATTATAACTATAAGCTTTTATTGTCACTACATCTAATCCATTTATATCTCCACCAATACGTGATATTATCTCAACAGTACCATAAAAGGTTCCATTCCCTTCAGGGCCATTGAAAGTCCCTGAAGTACTTGTATTAATTTCGTAAATATAAAGACCTGCCCCGGGAAAATTGGCAGGGTCTTTAAAATCTCCATTAAAATTCAATTTGGGAGTGATATGCACCAAATCTTCCTTCTTTATCAGCACACTGTCTTTGCCCTTTAGCGCTCTTACATAGTCCACACTGTTAGACACAGTCATTTGGTCTTCTCTAATATCATCACCTGCCATACTTAATATATTTAAGGGGCAAGAAGCATGCTTGGAAATAACGGTGTCAATTTATTCTATATAAACAATAAGCAAAATAAACATTTAGGTAACTGAAATAAAACATGCATTTATGTTATGTGCAATTGCTGCTCCATTGTATATATACAGATTTCCATTACTTTCTTTTCTATATATACATATTTTACCCTCTACTTTGCCGCCAAAGTTTCCGTTTGGTAATTCGGACAGAACATTAGCACTTAAATCACTGTTTATGACTGCCATTCCTATAGAATGGCTATGGCTACTAACTCTTATTGTTACTATACCGCCATTTTTAAAGTTGATTTCCTTTTCTTCTCCAGCATCAAATCTTTGATTCACTCTGACAAATCCATAATTAGCAAACAGATTATTAAGAGCAATCAGCACGCTGTCATTGCCTCTCAGCCCTCTCACATAGTCTACGCCACTGACCGAAGTCATCTCATTTTCTTTAATATCTTCTGCCATATCCTTACATTTAAGGGGCAAAGAGTATGGCAAAGAAGCGAAAGGAGGAAATAAATAGTTAGCTCAAGTAATAGTTATTGACTTCCAATCTGACCATTTCGCTGCTCCATCGACATTATAGGCAGCTCTAACTTTAATTATGCTCATATTATATGCAACTTTAATCTGTGCACCTTCAAGCCCGGTCGGATTTATCGAGATAAGACAACCATCTATTCCGCTGCCATCAATATCTGATGTTGAATATGCAACATAATTCCCGACGATATTAAGGACGTCAGTCTTAACATGTCCTTTATTAACAATTGCCTTATTTGATATAGCATCTAATACGCTAATCAACACGCTGTTATTTCCTTTCAAGCCTCGCAGATAATCCACACTGTTGGTTACAGTCATTTGCTCTTCTCTAATATCCTGCTTCTCTGCCATACTTAATACATTTAAGGGGCAAGAAGCATGCTTGGAAATAACGGTGTCAATTTATTCTATATAAACAATAAGCAAAATAAACATTTAGGTAACTGAAATAAAACATGC